ATTTTTCCTCCCTTTCGATCACGTAGTATTTGAAGCCGTTCCGCTTCAGTGTGTTCATGTAGTTGCCGAGCGCCACCATGTCTTCATGGCTGCCTTCGACTCTGAATGTTATTGACCAGTGCCGGCTTGCCTGCTCGAGGCTGATCTGCTGCGGCTTCGGTGCTGGTCTTTCCTGCTGGATAGCTGGAGCGGGTTCCGGTGTTCTTGCCGCTGCAGCTGCTCGTTCTTTCTCAGCCTCCGCACGGGCCTGTTCCGCTGCGATTCTGGCCGCTTCCTGCTCTGCCTTGATCCGTTCTGCCCTGGCGCGTGATTCGCTGAAATTCTGCCAATTCTGCAGGGCTCGCTGGGTGTCCAGGTGTTTGATGTAATCCTGGATCATGAAGTCTGCCTGCTCCGGGTTGTCCTTTGCCAGCTGGCAGATCAGTGCCAGGCCGGCTGTGATCTTTTCCTTTTTGTCTTTCAGATCCTGGATCACCTGGTCCATGGTGAACGTTACGTTCAGAAAACGCGGATCCCAGACCAGCTGCAGGCTGACGTCCTTGGTGCCGTTCGCTGTCCACCAGTCCTGGATCTCTTTCTGCTTCTTTTCGTCCCGGATCCGTTCGTAATCCTTAACCTGGATGTCTATCTTTCCGCGGACTTCGTCGATGCGCTGGACGATCGGCTTGATCTGAGCCTCGAACTGCGTGTATGGTTCTGCGATTTCCTTCTTGATCTCTTTGCGCTTGTCCTCGATGTTCTTCTTCAGCCGGTTCAGGTCCGCCATGCGTTTCTTCGCTTCCGGGATTTCCTCGTCCGTGAAGATCAGCCCGTCATATTTCTGGATCATGCCTTCCACATACTGCTGGAGGCCGTTCGGGTCCCACTGGATGGATCCGACCTGATTCTTGATTATTAATTCGTAAGCCATGGTTTGTTTTCCTCCTATATTTCCGGCAGGATCAGCCCTGGCTCCGCGTCCTCCTGGACATGCTGCCAGAACTCTGTCTCTGCTTCTTTCAGCGCCTGCAGGTCGTCCTCGACCTCGGTACGCTCGATGTGGTACGTCCGGATCTGTTTGTATTCCGGATCATATTTAAGCTGCGCTGTCAGCTCGATGAAGTCGAAGCCGGTAACCAGCAGCCCGTGCAGGACCTGGATGTAATACTGATCCGGAATCCGCGGGTCATCCTTGGTTCCCCACTTCTCTCTGTCGTATGACTTCATGATGCTGGTGGTCTTGACTTCGAGGATCCCCTTCCGGCCTTCCTTCTTGTCCAGGATCAGGCCGTCCGGGCTGTACCGCAGAAACGGATCCGCCTTGCTGATCAGCACCGTGTCTTTCTGGTGCTGGACTTCGAAGTCCGGATGATCCAGTGCGTATAGCTTCCGGAGCGGGTCTTCGGCTTTGGTGCCGTAACGGACCAGCTCTGAATCGCTTATGTCTTCGGCCTGCTTTCTGCCGGTCTTGATCAGCCACAGCTCGTAGTTGGTGCGCCACGGGCTCCGGCCGATTGCTGCAGCTGCGTCCGATCCTCCGATGCCTCCGGCCCTTCCCCGCAGCCATCCGGTGTGGTCTCCGTACTGCTGGACGGTGTATGCCTCGCAGTTCTGGAAAAGTGTTTTTCCGGTTCTGGCCATCAGAGCAGTTCCTCCAGGTAAAATGCGGCATCGTCGATCCTCATTCGGACCCCCATCAGCAGATGCGCCCGCTTGCGGTCAGGCTCGATCTTGATCGCGCTTTCGATCCACTTCTTCACCTCTTCGAGGTTGCGGTATGACTGCCGCAGGATCTCGTTCACCGCCATCACCCGTTCATAGTCGTGGGCCGGTTCGTTCTCTTGGATCTCTGCGATCTTCCTGTCAATGTCCTTGAAGAATTCATCCGCCAGGTCGCTCATTTCCTGCGGGCTCATTTCTGCGGCACCTCCACCGAAGGCCAGCCCTTCAGCTCGTTTAGTGCTTTGTAAATGTCACGGATCCGGTGCTCGTTGTTGCTCACCTTCCCGTTCAGGATCACTGTTGCCTCGCCGGTGTCCTTCGCCGCTGTCATGGTTTCCTGCAGCTGGTTGTTCAGGTTTTCGACCAGTGCAACAATCCTGCAGACCATGTCTTCGGCGTTGTTCGCCCTCTTGGTCAGCTCGCGGATCTTAGAGACGCAGAGCGCTATGAATCCGGCCTCAACAATCGCCACCGCCCAAATCATCCCAGGGCCCTCAGTGCGAGCGTCAGCCATGCGGCTCCGCCCAGCAGCATCGCGCTTTCCAGTGCCAGTGCCATCGGCGCCAGGTCGTCCAGTGCTGCCATGAATTCTTCGAACGCGTCCTTAATTTCTGTCATGTTTTTTCCTCCGACTTGTTCCGGCGGTCAGGCTTTCCCTTCCGCCTTGTTTTGCTTTGCCAGGAAATCCGCCTTTCTCTGCTGGTAGTCCTGGGACGTCATCTGCTTCCGGATCTCGCGGCTGATCATTCTTTTCAGCTGCTTTCTGCGTCCTTCCGGCAGGTCATTGATTCGGCATTCGATCATGTTGTTTTTCCTTCCTCCTGATCTTTTCCAGATGCCGCTGCAGATCCCTTTTGCGCTTCTTCGACTTTGTGATCTGGATCTGCTGGATCACTTCGTCCTTGGTCATGCATCACCTCCATTGTGATTTCTCAACTTTTTATCGAAAAAAAATAAGCGGTGACTTCTTCGTCCGGGATATCGAGCGCCTGTGCAAGTGCCAGGATGTTGCTCTGGCTGATTCCGCGCAGATTGTTCAGATATCTACTAATTGCGGCTTCCGTTATTCCTGTCTTTTCAGCAAGTGCTTTCTGGCTTCCGCATTTTTCGACGATTCTTCCACGAAGTTTTGAATAATCGAACTGCAGCTTTGTCATGTTTCCTCCTTTCGGGTGAGATTTCTCAACCCCTTATATTCTTTCCCAGATGTTGCTATTTGTCAACCAAATTACCGAAAGAATGATTTTTCTCTCTTGGTATGGTAATATTTGCGCAGGAGGCCCTGTATGAAAAACGCTGATTTCTCTGAACGCTTGATTGAGGCAATGAAGATCCGGAGGATGTCCGCAGCGGATCTTTCCCGACTTACTGGAATCGATAAAAGTGCCATCTCCCGTTATCGCTCCGGCGCATACAAACCGAATCAGATAAACACATATTTGCTCTCCCAGTCTCTCCGGGTCAGCCCCGCATGGCTCATGGGCTTCAATGTTCCGATGGCTTCGGACGATGATCTGCTGCAGATTCTGCAGAATCCGTCTCCTGCCCAGCTGGAATGGCTGGAGTATCAAAAAAAGCAGGCCCTGTCTGATCAGGAACGCCTGCTGATTGATCGGTATCGCTCCGCCGGCGAAAACGTCCGCCGGTCCATTTGTGCCCTGCTGGAGGTGGATTATGAATAGCGCAGTAATATATGCCCGCTATAGCTCGCAGGGCCAGCGTGAAGAGTCTATCGAGGGACAGCTGCGGGAGTGCCGCTCCTTCGCTGAGCGGAACGGTTTCACGGTTATTCAGGAATATACGGATTCCGCCCTGACCGGCAGGACGGACCATCGCCCTGGCTTCCAGAAAATGATCCGGGACGCAGAGAAGCGTCAGTTCTCGGCCGTGATCGTCTGGAAGCTGGACCGGTTCGCCCGGAACCGCTACGATGCAGCGACATACCGGGCCCGCCTGAAGAAGTCCGGCGTCTCTATCGTTTCCGCGCGTGAAGCGATTCCTGACGGCGCTGAAGGCATTATTATTGAATCCTTGATGGAAGGCATGGCGGAATACTATTCCGCGAATCTGGCCGAAAACGTGCGCCGTGGGTTGTTTGACAATGCCCTCCAGCGTAAAACGATCGGCGGGCAGATGCCGCTGGGATATACCCGCGGGCCGGATGGCCGTTATGCCGTCGTGGAAGCTGAGGCCGCTGTCGTCCGTCGTATCTTCCAGGAGGCCGCAGCGGGCCGTTCCTGTACCGACATTGCGCACGATTTGAATGCCGCGGGTTTCCGTACCAAAAAAGGAAGACCGTTCGCCCTGGCCTCTGTTTTGCGTATTCTGGCCAACGAAAAATACACGGGCATGTATCGGTATGGAGAGATAGAAGATCCGGATGGAATTCCGGCCATCATCTCTGCGGATCTGTTCCGGCAGGCTGCCAGCGTGAAGAAGATCCGCCACCGGGCCCCTTCCGGCGGTTCTGCTGTCTATCTGCTTTCCGGAAAGCTGTTCTGCGGCAAATGCGGGCACCTCATGACCGGCGAGTATGCGATTTCCAAAACAAAAGCCCGGCACTACTATTATTTGTGCCTCGGTACTAAGAAGCATGAATGCGACGTAAAACGGATCCGCCGCGACTGGATCGAGGGCATCGTCAAGGATCAGATTTCCCTGCTGCTGGATTCCCCTGGATTCCTGGAGCAGGTCGTGCAGCTGGTCCTGGATGGAACCGACGAAGATCTCGCGGATCAGCAGGCCGCGCTGGATCAGCGCCTGGCTGAGCTGGACGATACCCGCCGGAAGCACGAGAACCTGCTGCGGGCCATTGAAGAAGGCATCATCACCCCTGGCGTCCGGTCCAGGCTGTCCGAGCTGGAGGATCTGCTGGATTCCCTTCGGGCCGACGTCGAAGCGCTGCGGCTGGAGATGCATCCGATTACTCGGGAGGACGTGGAGTTCTCTTTCTCCGAGATGCGCCGGCATCGTGACCAGCTGGACTGGCAGACGCTGGTGGACGTCTTTATTAATCGGATTTATTACTATCCGGATCATCTGCTGATCCTGTTCAACTTCAGCGGAGACGGATCCCAGGTGCGGATTGACGTCAGTAGTTCGAACAATGATGAGCATGCCCAGCCATTTGTTAACTATTCGAACCCGAC